TGGAGAGTGTCTAGGAAAGCAGGGGCGATTCACTGTGCATCCAGAAGCGGTACGGGAAATCGACAGTTCAACCATCCCGCGGGATGCGGACTTGGCGACAAAGCTGTAATTGTTGTTGGCAAAGACCGCTGGGAATGCAATCGGCACGTTGGCGTACGTGATACCTCCGCCCCCATAATGGTTGAGCAGCTCTGTCCCTGTAGTGCCAGAGCCTCTGCCGTAACAAATCATGGTCCCGCTCGCCAGCTTTACGTATACGCCATTGGCGTTGCTCACCTCTTCGATGATTGCGCCTGTGGGCACGCCGCCGCTTTGGCTTACCGTGCCTAGAATGTCAGCCACAGCTGCCGACTTAAGGCCCAAGCCAGTGCGCGCCGTCGCTTGTGTGGTGCCGCCTGTACCGCCCTTCGTCACCGGCACCACGTTCTCGGTCGAGACATCACCCAAGCCAGCTAGTGTCGAGCCCCACTGCTGGAGGATCGAACTGATGGCGTCCCGGAGGCTCTTGTCGTACCCCTGGATCGGCGTGATCGCATAGCTTCCGCCGCTGACCGTCGCGCCTTTGTAGGCGGGAAGAATGCTCAGCACCGTGGCGCTGGCAATGTTGGTCACTTCGTACCAATTGCCGTCCGGGCCAAGAAACGCATCGCCCACCCGGCCATTGGCGGAAAAGTTGGTACCAGTTCCGGTCACCGTAGTTTGGCCAGCCGTGATCGCGACCGTGCCTGATCTGTACCAGGGCATGGATTGCTCCAATATTCAATTAAAAGGAAATGGAAGATTGTCAGTTCTGATGACCAAGGCTTCCGGATACTTATCAGTCGGTATGCCGTAGTAGCTGTTGTAAGTGACTGGAGCTCCCCAATACATGGTTGTTCTCGCAGCATCACATGCCATGAAGTAGATGCCGCCCGACGCACCATATGCCCCATCCATGTGGGCCTGCTGGTTCGTAACCGCTGGGAAAGGCGTACCCGGTGCAGACATTCCATCCATTCGACCCTGGCCAAACGACCTGGAGAATGTCGTGGCGGCTGCGAACTCACCGGAGCCCACCGAGATAAACACCCGAGCCACGCAGTAGTACGGGCCAGAATTGATGAAGCGCGTGGCAAACCTGGTCGCGCCCACAAATGGAACGCCGTAGGTTGCCACCCCATTGATCACGGTAGGTGTCGGTGGCGGCGGCGCTGAAACTGTGGCCGCGATGTTGAGCGGGTACTGCAACGAGTTGAAGGTCAGCGTCCCGGCTTCGTCGTAGCACTTCAGGCCTGCACCATTCAGCGTGTCCCGCATCGTGTCGAAGTAGTAATACTTCGTCGAAGGGCTCGCGCCGATATAGTAGAAGGTCGTGGTATCGCCAGAGCGGGAAGATCCACAGGAGATCCCAGAGCCAACGATGAAGACAATCGGAGCAACTGCTCCGGTTACGCTGAAACCATGGATGGCATCGGTTATCGATGACTCGGCGTAACTGCTGCCCTCGTTGGGCGGCAGGTTCGCAGACTTGTAATCCAGGCGCGGCCAGTTGAGCAGCAGCGTCATGTACCCGCTTTTCAGCAGACCGTAGGTGATCTTTTCCGTGTCGAATAGGAGAGCGCCGTCCTCCTTGTAGACCTTCAATCCCGCTGACATTTAGTGGTATCCGTAGTGAATTCGGCAGTTCAATGAGTAGAACCCCCACCCGCCGGCGTAGGAGTACTGCCAGGCTAAGGTCGCGGTGGAGGCCCCGACGGTCAGGGTCACCCCTGGGCGCTTTCCCAGATACTTGTTCTGCGCCGACAGCTCGGTGACGGCGTAGAACAGCTCCTTTCCAGCAGGAGGCAATGGAATCGAGAGAGAGCCATTGGACGCTCCTGTATCTACGTACCCCATCATCTGGCTGATTGAGCTCGTCATGTCTAGGAGCACCAAGCCGCTAGGGTCATAGACCTTCAGGCCAGTGCTCATACGTTCACTCCGAGGTCAATCGCCAGGTTGCCATTGGCGTGGTAGATGCGAAGGCGCTGGTTATTGATCAGCAGACGCCCCTGCCCAGCCACCGTGCCGTTGATCTCGAACGTTCCACTCTTGTTTAAGATCCAACCCTGCTGGCCAGCGACATAGTTGGTCGAGCTGATGTAGCTCCCAATCTTGGCGTTGGTGATGGTGCCGTCTTGGATGAATGCCGAATCCATGAACGACTGACCGCCCTGGACGGCAAAGAAGGACTTGATCTCTCCATTGATGCTGCTGGCAACCGAAAACCTATCCGCTAGGACGATAAATTGGCTTTGAAGACCAGCCGGACCGTTTTCGATCCCAAGACCGATGCCAGCGACAAGGTATTGTCCCTGTGAGTTGAGCTGCATTTTCACCGACCACATAGTCCGGGCCTTGCCGTCGAGGTCTGCCTGGGCCTGGCTGACGGTCTGAACTACAGCATTTGTCTGGCCGATCGAGGCTTCAAGCGTCTCAGTCTTCTTGACGATCGCCTCCTCTCTCGTCGCAGTTGCTTTCACCTCTGCAGCAAAGGCAGCGGTCGATTGCCACTGGTTAACAGCAGCCGCAAGATCCCCTTCAACGCTGTCGTCGCGATACGAAGCCCTCAGCACCTGCTGGCTTTCGGCAGCCACAGTCGCCTTGCCATCGACTTCAGCAATCTTGATCGTGTTCGTGCTGACCTGCTGGGCCAGGCCGTTGGCTGTTTCCAGCGACTGGCCGACATCGATCCAGTACGACACATTCGGTGGCGCGTTGCCGCCTTCTGGGTCGGCTGGCACGTCGTGTGTAGCCTGGTAAATCCGGCCATCGACAACGACCATCTCGCCCGACTGGTAGGCCAGTGATGGGTCGTAGGCCTTGAGGCCGTCCAGGGCATCGATCTGCTCCTGTAGGCCGTCGATCTTCTCCTTGAGCGCTTCGCCCAGCATCGACTCATCGATCTGGCCGCTGATCATCTCCAGGATCGGTCCGGCGTCGGTCTCCGACACGCCGAGCACACCACCACCCACCGGATACCAAGGCCCGATGTTGCCGATACGGTCAACCAGGCGCGCCCAGTAGAAGAACCGCGCGCCAGCCGCCAGGCCCTGCATTACGTACTCGCTCTGCGGATACGCCACGTCGGCCAGCTTCGTGGCCAGCTCCAGGTCATTGGCCTGGCCATACCAGACCTCCGTGCGCTGGGTATCCTCTGCATCAGCGGGGAAGCCCCACTTGAGCGCAATCCCAAAGACAATCGAGGTGGCCGTCAGGAAGGTGACCGCAGGTGGCAGCCCTTCCTTGCCCTTGAGCTCCGTGAGCATCGAGTCGCGCCAGATCGATGTGATGTCGAAGGCGCTGACCGCACGCACGCGGGCCAGGTAGGCGCCAGCGTAGATGCCGACCACGTCGACAGAGGTCGTGCCTACACGCTGCAGGCGCACCCAGTTGCCGTCGTCCTTGCGCCACTCCACGTCGTACGCCACTGCGCCTTGCACCGCCGGCCAGTCGATGGTCATGGTGCTGACCGCGATACCCTGAGACACGACCGAGGCCGAGGACAGGGTCACGCTCGCCGGCGGCGGCACAACCGTGATCGGAATGACGCTGATCGGGCGCTCTTGCAACTTGGCGCCCGTATCGATCGCTGCGAACTTGCTCGGGTTGAACTCCAGGGCGGTGATCTCGTACTCACCTTCGGCTGTACGCGAGGTCTTTAGCACGCGGAACAGCTGCACGGCCAGGTCGCTTGCATCGATAGCCCACTGCAGTTCGGGCTCCGGCGGCACGCTGTAGGCGGTGGTCACCGTCACGGCACGACCGTTAACCGATTGCACCGTCCGGCCCTGGGCGCTGCCGTTGGGCAGGTTGATGATCAGCCGATCGCCAGGCTTGACCTGGGTGTCACGGTCCAGTGTCACGACGCGGCCTGCTGCCGCCGAAATCCGGCCACCGTTTGGGCGACCCGATAGCAGCTCGTCGGCCACAGGGATGACGTGGCCTGGCAGCGGAATGCGCCCTTCCATGCCAGTTCGGAAGGTGACAGTGCGGTCCTGGTTGTTGCTGAGCAGCGCCCACTTGCCGCGGCGCTGGGCCTCAGAGGCTCGGGTGCACCCGATGGCCGAAATCTCGATCGGGCGATCCTGGTACCGGCGCTGCAGCGCAACGTCGGTCACCGGGATGACGTCTGTGTCGTAGTTGTTGGCCGGGTTGTCGTAACTCACCAGGGCTCGGCTGTAGTGCGTGCTGCGCTCTGCCCCGCCGTAGGTGAACTCGCCGTTGATGACGTTTGCCCTGGTGAACACGTAGTCGAAATCCTGGGCGCGGGGCATATCGGCCTGCAAGAACAGCGAGCCCTGGGCCCAGTACACCATGCCCCGGTAGATCGCCGACAGGTCACGCAGCAGCGTCCAGGCCTCGGCCTTGCCCTGCAGGTTCATGTCGCACAGGAAGCGCGGCTCTTGGCCCCCTAACCCGTCCGGCACCAGTTGGTCGCAGTACTGCGCGATGCGGTACATCTCCCACTTGTCGACCATCCACGACTTAATGCGCTTGCCCAGGCCGAACCGGTCTTCGACGCACAGCCCGTAGGTGACGAACGCCGGGTTGTTGGTCCAAGCCTGCTTGAATGTGCCGTCCCACGTCCCGGTGTAGGTGCGGTTGATCGGGTCGTAGTTGCTGGGCACCGGCCAGCGCCGGCCCTTGCACTTGACCGTCACCGACGGGATGTTCTGGAACTGCTCGGCGTCGAACTGGATGTACAGCAGTGCGGTGTTCGGGTACCGCAGCTTCTCGTCGATGATCTCGGTGTAGGCCGCAATGGTCATCGTGTCGGCGATGGTGCCGGAGTCGGCGTTCGGGGTGATCCGGCGAACGCGCATCACCCAGCCCGAGGTCGCATCGGGCAGATCCACGCGCACAGAGCGCTGGTAGCCGTTGGTGGTTTTGCCGCTCACAGCGCCGCGATGCGACTCAACGAATGCACCACCGTCGGTGGCGATGTCGATGGCGTACTCGATGGTGTAGCCATTGGTGTTGCCCTTGCTGTCCTGCTTAACCAGGCGCGGCCAGGAGAACCGCAGGCGCACAGCAGACAGCTGGGTATTGCTCAGCGTGCGGGTCCATGGAGTATCGCTGCGCAGCTCGACGTTGACCGAGGTTTCGCTCTCGACCGCCGGGATGCCCTGGATGTAGGACTGCTCGACCGTGCCCCGGCGCCAATCCCACTTTACGCCGGGGAAGTTCATGTTGCCGCTGGCGTCCTGGATTGGCGTGTTGTCCAGGTAGATATCCTTCGCCGTCGGCGTGCCCTCGAACTCGCCCTCTCCCACGGCCAGCAGGATCTTTGCAATGTTGGTGGAGCGCAGGCTGTCGGGCGCCTCAACCGGCGTCTTGGGCTTGGTGCTGCCGCCCTTGGCGCCAGCAATCTCAGGTGGGAGTTCAGGGCCCATACTTTCCTCCGGGCAATAAAAAACCGCCCGGAGGCGGTGATTATAGAGAACAACGAGAATATTCTGTTAGGAATAAACCGCGATCAAACAGGTGCAACAAATGCGACCAATAAGAAAACTGCATACTCCCAAAAAAAGCAAGCCTTCCACTCTCGAAATTTGCGCAATAGTAATTTCTATCCTGGCCTTATTTACCACCACCTATCAGTCATACCTAACTAAAGTCCACAACCTTAAAAGCGTAGAACCTCGAGTTAACGCCTACAAACAATTTGAAAATGACTATAAGATTGTAATATTTAACAATGGACTTGGCCCAGCCTTTGTAGAAAAAATCACATATTTTGCCAATGGCGAACCTCTCGAAACGGACTCCTTGGTCCCAGCAATGACCCAGCTTGGCGTAGAAGTAATGTGCTATACCTTTGGAATGCCACGCCCTGGCGACTCGTTCAAAAAAGAAGAAGAAGTTTTCCTGATAAAGATCAAAAACAATACAGCCTGCTCGCCTTCTAAATTTAGATTCATGACCTTAAAAGATTCTGAATTTGATTTCGAAATCCTGTACAGCTCAATTTACGGCGAGCAGTTCCACTACAGATATTCAACTAACCAACAAAGCAAACTGTAATTACAATTTATCTTCAGCATAAATCGAGGCAGAAATGATCGCCCCGCCCCAGCGGCGCTCACCGATGCAGATGGGCACCGGGTTGCCACTGGCCGTGGTGTTCTTGGCGCTGCCGAAGGCATAGGACGGCATGTTCTCCGGAGCGGTACTTTGAGACAGGCCCTTGGCCTGGGGACTGAGCATCTGGATGACGCCACCGATTGCCATCGACAGACCAACCGCTCCTGTAACGCCCCAAGCACCGCCCGCCCCGATTGCTCCGAGGCCTGCCGGCGCAAAAATGGCCACGGCAGCGATCAACGCGATGCCGACCACCGTTTGCATCAGCCCGCCGCGCTTGCTTCCGCTGATCACCGGCACGATTCTCAGCTCTCGAACGCCGCCTCGATCGAACTCCTCGATGCCAACGTTCTGCCGATTCCGGAACACGGCGAAGCGCAGGCCCATTCCATCAAGACGCTGGATTTCTTCTTCGAACCCCGCCAGCGTGGCTTTCAGAGCCTTGAACGCCTCCCAGGTGTCGCCGCTATCCAGTTGGCGGCGGTGGGTGCGGCCGAACTTCTGAGCCAGCGAGCCGGACAGCTTGATCGTGGTCATGGGCTTGTAGGTGATAGAGCTCATCGAGCCTCCTTGTGCCGCAGGATTAGGCGGGCTCGGTCGTGCCACGGACCGCCATAGATGATGATTTCAGACGGCCTGCCGTACAGGTGATGCAGCAAGAAAGGGCCTTGCCCGTAGACCTCGGCGTGCTCGCTGGGCAACTTCGGGTCGCTACCCAGGTAAATGCCTGCGTGGTTCGGATGCGCAGTGCGCCCCACAGCCATGACGATCATGTCGCCACGCTCTGGGCTGTCCACTTGGTAGAAGCCGGCGGCCTCGAATGCCTGCTCGTAAAGGCTTGGGCCGTCAGCCTGCTCCCACCAGCCATCCTCTCGGGCATAGGCAGGGAACTGCAGCCCCCACTCCCGCTGGTACCAGTCAGCGCAAACCTGCCAACAATCCCATGCGCCGTGCACGAAGGGTCGGCCCAGCAACGCCGTGTCGCCGGTTGGCGTAATAGTGCACAGGTCACCCTCTGGCCACGAAAGGATGTGCCAGGGCACGCCCGTGGCCTCACACATGGCCAGGTCCCGCGGTGACGGTCGGCTGGTGGCGTCCGGATGTGAGTGCACAATTCCAATCACCTGGCCCTGGTCTTCCGCCTGGGCGTACTGCTCGGGCGCGATTCGAAACTCCTCGATCGGGTCGGTGGCCACGTTCTCGCACGGGAAGTAGACCTGCTTCCGCCCGACAGCGAGCAGCAGGCCGCACGCCTCACGCGGGTACTCGGCCGCGGCGTGCTGCTGTACGGCGGCAAGGATGTGTTTCAGCATGGTCAGCTTCTCGCGATGAGGGAGACGGCCGGAAAGCCGCCAAAGGGCTTGGCCTTGGTATCGCCGAAGCGAACGTCGCACCCTGTGTCCAGGCAGCCGTTGCATTGATCCTTGGCCGGATCGCTCGTCGGCTTTCCATCAAAGTCAAAGTACGGGCCGGTGTAGCCACAGTTGGGACCCCGATAGCCACCGGTCATGGCCCAGTGGCACAGCTGAGTCATTTGCCGCCCGATCGATTCGCCCCCCACATCGCCAGGGCTGGCCAGCTCCCACGACACCTGGGTGCCGTTTTCGGAAATCTTCTGATCCATGTACCAGACCTCCGTGCTCTCCTGGGTCGGGTCCGCCTCTGGGTTGCCTTCTGGGAAGTTCACCGCATCGAGGTAGCGCTTGAGCGTCTGGCGGATCGTCAGCTTGAACTCAAGCAGGTTGTCGAAGGCCAGGCACAGCGCCGTGATGCGGCCGTTCACGTTGCCGACAGAAATCGTCGGGCGCACCGCCGTGCCATCCGAGTTGGCCTCGATACCCTCAACCTGCATTGGCCAGGCGCTGTACTCGTTGCCCTGCCACCAGATCGACTTAGCCGGCAGTTGATCCGCATCGACACCGGCTGCTGCAAGCTCCTCCGGCGTGTGTGGGATTGCATGGCCGTGAAAGCGCAGGACGTCGGCGCCGAAGTCTGAGCCGTCGAGCTCGAACAGCAATACCTCGCTGCCCGGCTCGAGCAGCTGGATGTCTTTGATCAGGGACATGATGGATCCTTACGGGTGAAAGGCCCGCTGGAACGTGGCGGTGACCTTGAATTGCTCGCCGCCCATTGGGGTTGGCTTCGGATCGACGCAGGTGAACAGCCCCAACTCACCGAGCGGAGTTTTCCAAAGGAAGGCCTTGGCGCCGGCATGGCGATCGAAGAAAGCCATGACCTCCTGAACCCTCGCCTTCCTGCCGGTGATGGTCACCGGGTAGCTGTCTTCTTTGTTGTTCGGGCCGTCACCGACGATTTGCCGATACCCACCACCGAACCGAGACTCCCGCACCCGATATTGGATATCGGGTGTCTCGCCGCGCTCTGTAGGCCAGCGAAAGGTTTCGATTGCCATCAGGCTCTTCCTTTAATTGCTCGCCAAGTTGCGCCACTTGGGCTCAGGGTTTTCCGCTCATTGCTGGCGATCTCTGCACGCACCATCTGGAGGAACTGCGGGGCAAGCTTCTGCCCAAGCTCAGTGTCAGCCTGCACATCACCTGACCCATCACGATTGATATTGATGGTGATCTCCATCTTCGGCTCAGGGCCGACACTTGACGCCCGAGGTCCGCCACCCATGGCGCGCACGCCGAGGTTTCCATCCGGCGCCCGGGTCAGCGGCATGATCGCCTCCGGGCCTGCTTCACCGAATACGCCAGCACCTTTCGCGAACGCGAAGAACTGCGGCGTGCTGTGCACCTGGTTGCTGAAGTGCGACAGGCTCGGCGAGTCGTACACCCCACCCTTGGCATTAGGGACGAAGGCGCCTTCGCTGAAGCCCGTCATGGTGCCCTCACCGACTGCCGAGCCTCCACCGCCGAAGAACCCGCCGATGGCTGACCCGAACAAACTACCGGCGATGCCCGTGATAGCCTGTCGAGTCGCAATCCTGGCCATGTCAGCCAGCACCGACTTGGTGAAGTCGGAGAACGATAGCTTGCCGGTGATGGCGAAGTTGGCGACGGCATCCTCCATCGACATGAAGGCATTGCTGAATAGCGTGCGCGTCTGGCCCGCAACATCCCGGGCCTGCTCGAGGTACGACGCGAACGCTGAGCGCGCGCCCAGCGACCAATCGGCCTGGGCGGCGTCGACATCCTCGTAGTACTTGGTCTGCATGGCCAGGCGCTCGCCCAGCGCCTTGCGCAAGGCGTCGGTCTCCTTCTCGTAGAGCCCCTGGCTTATGCGCCCCTCGTTGTGCTGCTGCTCGAGGTTGTCCAACTGCTGCTGGTACTGCTGCTCGATGTTGAGACGTTCTTGCATGCGCTGGCGCGAAACGTCGCCCACGCCTATGCCGGCCAGGTTGCTTTCCAGCACCACCGAGGCCCGCTGCAACTGACTGTTCAGGTTGGCTTGGAACGCCGACAGCTTCTGCGCTTCCTCGGTGGCCACCTTGCGCAGCTGCATCTCGCGCTCAAGGGCTTCGTTCTTCTTCAGCTGAGAAGTGATCAGATCCTGGCTGGCCAGCAGCGACCGTTGATCAGCGGTCAGCACCTGCTTGCCCTTGATATCGGCCAGCTGCTGCTCCCAGCGAACTAAGGCCTGACCAGCCTCGCCCAGCTTCTGCATCTCGCCGACCTGGGCGCCGATCAGGCCGCTCTGCTGCTGGAGCACTGAGTACTGCTGGCGGGCTTGATCGAGGGCCTTGGTTCCGGCGTCTTCGCGGTAGGCGGGTCCCTTGCGTTCGGGCTTATCCTTGAACTGCTCACGAGCAGCGTCGCGCAGCTGGTTCAGCTCGGCCTCGGTGTACACCCGGCCGCCGTCGCCAAGTGCCGACTTCCTTGCCAGCTCGTCGATCTCTTTGAGCCGCTTGGCCAGCTTTTCCTGGTTGCTCGCCGCTGTGCGCAGTTGGCTGTTCAAGATGTCCTGGGAGAGGATCGAATCACGCTGCCGCTGGTTGTAGTTTTCCTGTGCCTTATCGATAGCTGCCTGTGTTTTCAGCTGATTCTCAAGCGCTTGAATAGTGCTGATCACCAGATCTCTTCTGTCTTTGTTTTCCTTGCCCGCCGCCGCAATGGTGTTTTCAGCAAACATCTTGTCGATAGTAGCCAGCTCACGCCGAGCGTCGGCAAGCTGTTCAGCATACCCTTGCGTCCTGCCAAAACTTAAAGCTGCATCACCGGCATTCTTCGTCATGCCCCATACGCCGCGCCATGCTTTCTCGATCCATCCAAGATTCTCGACGATCTCCTTTGACCGGATGTCTATCGTTTGTGCATAGGTGTCAGTGAGAAGCTTGGCGGCGCCAACGGTATCGCCCTGCTCCTTTAGTGCTGCAATTTGGGCATACGTGCTGGCGGTGAGGAAGTTGTACTGGTCGTTCAGTTCGCGAGCGGCGGCCACTGGGTCTTTGCCGATCTTCACGAACTCTGCAACGGTCTCCTCTACCGCTCGCCCCGTTGCATCGCGCATCTGCAGGGCAGCTGCCGCCACCGTGCCGAAACTATCGCCCGCGATCTTTCCACCACTTGCAACCTGGGCAAGAACCTCAGCGGCAGCACCGGTGGTGCCGATAGTAGTGCTGATCTGCTTCGCTAGGTCAGACATGGCGCCGACGTTCGTCCCAGCGGCATTGCCAGTGAGAACAAGAGCTTTCCTGAACTCTTCCGTTTCTTGCGAACCCTTGTAGTACGCAACACCAACACCAGCCACTGCGGCGGCCAGCACTGTGTAAGGGTTTACCAGGCCAATGATGTAGCCACCAAGCGCCCGAGCAGCCGGGCCTACTCCGCCGAACATGTCTTTGAGCTGGCCGCCTTGTTGGAGCAGCACGGTGAAGGGGTTCATGCCGCCTTGCAGCGAGACGGCAATGTCGGTGAATTGCGCGGGCACGCCGCGGAGCGCCGAGGTATAGGCCTTGGTCGACATGCCGGCCGCCTGGGCTTGGCGTGCGTACCTGTCCATGGCCTGTTCAGCAGATTGAGTACTGACAGCCAGATCCTTGATGGATACACCGGAGCTTTTCGCCTGGACGCCAACGCTGCCAGTTGCGACCTCGGCACGCTCTCCTGCCTTGGCCAGCTTATCGAGATCGCCCGCAGCAGAGACTGCCTCACCTGATTCGACTTTGATGCCGAGTACAGCAATATCGCCTTGGCTCATGTTTCCTCCGGGCAATAAAAAACCCGCCGAAGCGGGTTAATGGAATTTCTCTCTGATCACTTGCACGTGGAGCTCACGATGACTTTCTGACCGTCGCTCTCCAGCAAGGCCATGTAGCTCCCATCATCCTTGCGCAGAGCCGCATAGGACGTGAAGCCTGCATAACCACCAGCGGAGTTTCTGCCGTTCACCTCACCACAAACGGTCCGATCGTCTCCAACCACTCTTTCATTGCGAAACTGCGCAGATGCTGGGTCCTTCAGTTGCGCGGCAACCGCCTCTCGGGCCCGGTCAATGTCGCTCTTCCCACAGCCAGCCAGGACGAGCCCGACCAGTGCCACCAGTGCCAAACGCTTCATGCGCGCCCTCATACAAAAAATGGGCTTATGCCCCAGCAAAGCTCGTCAGACTAAGTTTTCGGAACTCCCTGCCAGTGCCGGATACGATTTCGATCTTCTCCTCGCACCGGAAGCTATACCTATTCCCTAACGTAATCCCTGCCAAATTCAGATCCGATCCTTCTTTCACCGAACCACTATAAGAAACACCATCGACGATAATTTTCCAGGTTCTTGCTGACACGTCAGCGGAGTCAACAACACCAACCAAGTCTAGCATTTCCGTACTTAGATCCTCGCGATGGCGACACTTTTGAATTATGTTCTGTGCGCTTGCAACTCGAATCCTGCCCATGCTTGAGCTCGACATACCGGGCGTTGACCACCGATTTGTGAGCTGGCAATCGTTCTCCGAAACAAAATTCAAAAGATTCATCAGTGATGATGCGGCATGACCTTTAACCGAAAGTAGAAACTTAACTGCATCATCAGGGTTGGCGGCAACATTCAAAAACTCGTTCAATTTGGTAAACGCAGAAATTAATGCCCTATTCTCGCCAAGAATGTCACCCGATTCGGCGCTCCGCACCTGAACGGTGAATGAGCCATAAGAAAATCCGAACACATCGGACTCATAGGGATCATCCTCCTTCGGTATCGGCTTTCCGACAGCTTTCGCAGCTGACCTAGCAAGGTTTCGGATAACGCTTTGATAAATTGCTAAAAACTCCGAGAGTTTCCGAGTTCTTATCCTCGGTTCGTTGGCGGCTTCTGGCACAGAAAGCGACGCATAAGCCACTGTCGAGCGAAGTTCTTGAGCTTTATTTGAGACCTCATCTTCACAGTCGAAGACAAGCCCAGAGTCAGGTAGTAAATTCTCAGGAACGGCTGAGTACTGCGCAGGTGACAACGAAAAATGCTGGGTTAAATCATTCGGTGAAACGGTATAAAAATCATTCACCTCTGGAAACTCATATACCGTTCTCAGATCAATATTTGCGCTGCATAGATTTTTGAGACGCTGATCCGAGATTGGAACACACAGAAACAAGGGGTCATCATCCTTAATCTCTGCAAGCATGCAGGCATATCGCGAGCCTATGGAATCTTGCGCGACAAAAACTTGAGGGAAATCATACTCAAGCAAAGTGAGAATGAGCTTTACCGACCTCATGGGAGGACCTCGGCTGCCCTGATCATGTCAAAGTCGCTTGATCGCCACCAAGAGTAGTGGCTGTCATTCACCTTCCCTGTCTTCATCGCCACTCCATCGCAGGCGTTGAGCGTTAGCTGTACCACAGTCTTGTTTCTGTGAATCGGCAGCTTAAGGATACCAGACAGGTCATTTTTGTCCCGAAACACAGAGATTGACCTTGCTCTGCACTCGGGAACGTTAAATGTCTTATGGGGGAACAGATGGCGGTGAGAAAGGAAATCCCTATCGGTCACGGTGCTGCTTTCACATAGACGGTAGCAAACGAATTCGTTTGGCGAAAAAGCCTCTCCCGGCGGGCATTGTTCAGGCAAGGCCTCATACCATCCATTCCGTACTTCCATGTCGCCTTCCTCAATATTGAGGGGCGAATCTACCATTGTGCCATCATCAGATGAACTGTCTGTTCATCCAGGTATGTGCGACCACCATCCTTGTGCGCCATAAAGGAAGCACCAAAACCCCGCGCAGGCGGGGTTCGGCTTTGATCGAATGATTACCGCGACAGGCCGTGCGCGACGACCTCTGGCATTTCAGCCTGGAGCTTCTCGGCCAGGCGCTTCAGCGGCTTAGCAACAGACTCCTTCCAGAGAATCTGCTGAATCGGCTTGCCGTCGCTGTGCTTCTTGGCAGTGTCGGTGATCACGGCGAACTCCTTGCCATCCGGCGTAACCTCCCAGCGTTTCTTGCCAGGCTTGTAGGTCACGTGATGCTGGAGCCCGCATTGAGCCAGCAGCTTGTTCATGCTGGCCGCGCTCATGCCGAACTTCGCGCCAAGCTCGGTTGGCGTGTAGTTCAGCTCTTGGGCCTCGTTGACCAAGCGCTTCACGCCGGCCATTTCCATCAGGTCGATGCCGATGGCGGAGCGGACCATGCTGTTGGCACTAAGGATCGCCTGATTCCCTTCGAGTCCAAGGTTCTCAGCAATTCGCTTTGCGGCGTCAAAGTTCTCGGCGGCCACTGGTAGTCGGCGCTCAAGCGGTAACAACTCATCATTCGCCGCGGACTGCTGCGACCGAGGATTTACCGCATGACCATCATTCCAGTATGCCCAAAGCGCGTCGTCGCATTCGTTCTGATAGTCGATGATTGTCTGGCGGATGCTCTCATCGACTTTTTTTGGGTTGACGCTATACATCCATGCGGGAAGCTTTTTCAGCGGAAGACACACCACCTCCCGCGCTTGGTCGTCTCCGGGAAGCTGCGTAACCATATGGGTGATGCAGGCCTCGAACCGATCTACCAACTTCCGGTGCTGAGGCTGCCAGGCCATCCCCATACCCTCAACAATCGGTCGCATGGGTACGAATGGCTCGTCACGATGCTCCACGATGAAAAGGTTGGTGCCATGAAACGGAACAGTCATCAGCGCGCTCATGCTGCAGTCCTCCCGACGGTTACCGACACCCCATAACGAGTCGGCTGCTGTATAGCATTACCAAGCCCAGTCAGGAACGAATTCAGCTGATGCAGCCTGTTGCGGAGGCTGCGGACCTCAAACCAGGCACCATCGATTTCGTAACCTGCATCGCGCAACTCGCACAGGATCTCTTCGCAAAGAGACAGATCCTGAGGGCGCGAGCAGATGTCGCTCATGCTTACGTCGAGCCATGCCCTCCCATCGCCGCGATACTCAAGCATTGAAGGGCGGCGCTTGGTGAGCGCTTCGATTGGATAGTGAATGGCCAGCGGTGGCTTGGCTTTCTCTGGCCCAAGGTATTCGCCCTCGAGGACGTAGGCCGCGATGAAGTTGCGAGCGCTGTCGAATTGGTCGGTCGGAATGTCCTGGGCAGAAACCACGCTGAATGCCTTATGGACCTGCGACCATACGTGCATCTTTGCGCGCTGGCGGGACTTTGCTGGCAACTGGCGAACTTTGCCATCCAGCACCGCGCCAAGGCAGTGGAAGCCGTCAGTACCGATGGTCTGGCCGAGAACGGTCATAACCTGCCCCGGCCCACGATGATTCACCGCATGGCCATTATTCCAATAGGACCACAGGGCGTCGTCGCATTCGTTCTGGTAGGCAATCACACCATCGCGCAGCTCGGGTCTAACCTTGCTGGCGTGAATCGACATCAGCCAGCCCGCCAGTTTGCGCAGAGGAAGGCAGGCCATTTCGCGCATCTTCCCGTCTTGAGCAACCATGGTGATCATCACCATAGTTGAATTGAATCGACCACTCTGCAGCTTGGCGTACTGACTCTTCCAATCCAGCCCCATACCATCCACTACCGGCTTCATTGGAACGAACGGCTCGCCGTCACGCTCAACAAGCAGGAGCTTTGCCGAGCGGAACGGGATGACACTGGATACAGCTGTGCTATTATCGCCCATGACGATTTCTTCTCCGAAGTTGATCTCGTTTCCCGAAGCCCTGACGACTCTCACCTCGTCGGGGCTTCTTCGTTTCAGGCTACCGCCTGCTCTCGTCGCTTCTTCTCTTCCAGCAATGCAAATACCACTTCCGCCGTCTGCGAGCGGCAGTTCCTCTGTGCCTCGGCTTCCACCCATTGCTTGAGCTCCTCTGGCAGTCTCACTTTCATTTGTGGGTCTGTACGCATACCTGCATCCTCAAGGGATCACCGTGATCCCCAATAAAATGGAACCACGGTGGTCCCATTGCTGTCAATACCACCGTGGTCCATCATCGCCGCCATGAGCAGAGAAGACTCCCAATTCAAATTACGGCTTCCGGCCAACCTGCGTGAGCAGATCGAGCAGGCAGCCAAAGAATCCAAGCGTTCGTTGAATGCTGAGATTGTTGCGCGCCTCGAGAATAGCGCCCAGGCCTTACTACCTGCTGACGAGGTAATGCCAGCGAAGAAGGCAAAGGAAATTGCATCGGCCGCGCGAAAGAATCTCGCAGCAGAAGTGCGTGCCTTGGTCATTGATCGACTTAATGAAGCAATTCGACAAGGCGCCTCGTTCGTCAGCGTTGATTTGACAGTCTTTCCTTTGATGGCCCATGAAGACCGCGCATCAAACGAAATTGCGGATCCTATCGAGGCCGAGCTTATCTCGGCCGGCTACTCGATTAGCTGGGATGGTCCAGGCCACATGTACATCTCGTTTTAAGATTAGTTAATCCCAAGCCCGACCGATCGCCGGGCTCCACCCGCTCGCTATCACCACAGCACGGAGCACCTGATGGAAGTCTCAAGGACGTCACTTCTGATGAAACGCATTGGGGCGTACATCATTGACTACGGGGCAATTGTGCTTCTAGGCATATGGCTTGCGAGACAAGAGACTCTGTTGTTTGCAGGGTTTGAGCTGCTCTTCGTCCACCTATTCCTCTACCCGCTGTGCGAATGGCTTTTCAAAGGTAGGACCCCGGGCAAGTGCGTCTTTGGGCTGACCGTTATCAACGGAGCAGGCGGACCGCCGACGCTTGTTCAGGCTCTGATTCGCGGATTCACCAGGCACGTTGAGGTGCCCTTGGGGATCATAACGATCTTCATCTACACGCAGTCCGCACGGTGCCAGCGGGTCGGTGACATGCTGTCGAGAACCTATGTCATACCGACAAAGGATCTAGCTCAGCTACGCACAGAGATGCAAGCGGCCATTCGCTGAGTCGTGAGCAACCCAAAGCCCGGCCAAGCGCCACCCATGAACCACTCGTTTTTTAAGGAAGATTATGAGCAATCCCCCATTTCTGTCGAAGGATGAAATTCAAGAGAAGGTGTTCGCGAAGCTCGAGGAGCAGAAAGGGCTCAGCTTCCTTGAGCAGTACGCTATGTACATGGGTAAGGCACAGATGCTTGAGTTCGGCCTGAAGGGCCTTATTCACCGAAAATTCAACGTTCCGATCAAGGACATGGAACGTTGGACGCTGGGGATGACCAAGAACGAGCTAGCCAAGCAGGGCATCCGCCAAGACTTCATTGCATACTTAGGAAGCGTCGTGAAGCATCGAAACGATATGGCTCATGAGTTCTTGCTGAACTGTGCTGTTATGAACTCACTGGGTAGCTTCACTGGCAAAGGTCAGACCGGGGACCTCTTCCGTGCCTCGTACGAGTTGGAGCAGATCATCATCCTCCACGACTGGTGCGAAGAGCACGACGCCTGGACTTAACCTATTGCTACACAGGTAGCTCTGAGCCCGGCTCAATGCTGGGCTTCTTGCCAAGGATGAATGGATGCCAAAAATCGCTCTGGAACGAGCCGCCCTATTACGCCAGGCTGCAGCCGATGGGCGTCGCAACCCTGAAGACCTCTTCGGAATACGGATGGCGATCTATGAAGCGTTCGAGGCTACTGGGGTTGATTACAATCGAGCATGCGAGGTGTTGATTTCGGCACGTCCGCCCCTTACCGACTGGGATTGCCACCGACTGGAAATAATAGCCCACCAAATGGAGCTTTCACCTGAAGCCCGGGGGGAGCATTTGCGTCGCCTATGCGAGATGGCAGCGATCCTGACACCTTTGTAGTGCGACAGGCACCAGACGCAAAAAGCCCAGCGTGGGGCTGGGCTTCAAATAGTCAGTCTTTCTTGGGAGTAGGCGCAGGTGGTGGCGCCTTTGGCGCCTGAGCCGGCAGCACGTTTCTTGTCCGATCAGGATTCACGTTCATCCCATCATTGACGTGCTTTCGCTCCAGCACATGGCGCCTGGTATTTTGGTCATTCATTCTGCGTTCTCCTGCGGCTCTAGAAACTCTACCCATTGAACATCATTATTAGCAATCAACAGGTACGTTACTCCTACCTGAGGCACCAATTCTTCACCGTCCACCCAAGTAGGATACTCCATCACAAAGTGCCCGCCCTCTGGCTCTGCAGGCCATGCTAACGGATAACCCATTAGTCTGCGCCCATCCTTTAGGCTCAACACTACCCCACGATCAGGAAACCGCAAAAAAGCATATCTCCACTCACCTACTGACGCCCTGGATGTCAACCCCACCTTACGCGCGAATTTGTATAGAACGTCGTGCTGAGAGAAGTAGGCCAAACCAAGACCAAACACGATGGCGAAAGCTATCGCCCAAGCCATGGCAACGTTTTCTGTCCAGACTCCTAGTGCATGCCATTGCCCGATCCATAGGGCGACAATCGATACGCCGTCAACCAGAAACTTGATTAGCCCCGTACAAATTAGGGCTTGAATCACATGCTCGAACTGACCTGGCTTTTTCGCGTCTGCTAACCAGTAGAAGACGATCATCATCAGGAATCCAGGGAGCAGCGCTTGAAGAATCGGCATCAGCTCCCCTGCTATCTCACCCATTCACTACGCCCCAATGCCTTTCTTGATGTCGGATTCTACCCAACCCATCCGCCAAAAGCCTGAGTAATTCCAGCGCCCAGCACAGCCTTCAGTGCCTCGTACGAAAGATCGAAGCCCTTGGTACGGATGGCGCCCTTCACCTTGTTCCAGGCGCTTTGATCGCGGATCTTCGACAGCAGCTCATGCCCTTCCCAGGTGAACTGCTGAGCGATGCAGTAGGTGCCCTCGCTCATGTAATCAGTGCAGATCGCACGGAGGATGCCGGCCTGCTGCATCATTTGGATGTGGTAGGAAACTTCGCTCTTCTGGAACCCTTCTAGATCCTCTGGGCGCAGTGTGGAGTTGAAGTCCGGCAATGCCTCCACGCTGATGAGGATCTTCCGGATCAGGTCCCAGTCTCGTTTCATGTAGGAAATCTCTTTAATTTGGAGCCGACGCTCAGCGACCGGTTGACCCTCGATCAGCTGAAGATCCACCAAAGGACGCCAGCGATCAGCAGCCAGGTGATCACATGCGTCCAAATCGGCGTTGGCTCCGCTCGGACCGCAGTCTTTTTTCCTGAACCGTAGAGCTTGGACGCGGACAGCCCGGTACCGGGAATTCCGGCAGTTACCCTGGTTCCGCGCTTGCTCAGGTTGGCAGTCAGCCCCTTCTTGCCAACAGACGTACTGACTCCGCTTTTGCTGAGGTTGATCCGCACACCTGGGGCGACCTTGAAACTCTTCCGAAAACGCAACGCCATGGCTCGACTCCTTGAGAAAGGCAATATGCCATCATCCTCAAAAGTCACGCTTATGAAAAGTCTGTCCATGCTGTAGATGCAAAAAGCCCAGCGCGGGGCTGGACTCAACGTATCACATCTGCTTAGTTCTGGAGGAAGCCACAGGCTTTGAGCGGATAATAATCTCTACTTGACTAGGGTCAACGCCATATGTCTTGGCCAATTTTTCCACCGCTTTGTCCATGCTCAGCGGCCCCAGCATTTCCGACTGCAAAATGAATGGAAGATGGTCACCAATGGTAAAGAACTGATCATCCTCGAACTCAGTCACCTGCGGCCATTTACCTGATCGCCTAGCATCGAAGTAAGGTTTGAAGACCTCAGCCTTTTTGTCTTCCAGCTCGTCACTCAAATCTTTAATGGAGCGAATTTCCGAAAATCGGAAAAGCAAGGGAGCACTTTTATCTCTCGGATAGACCAGCTCCTGGATCTTGGCTATCCAGCTAGGAGATTGTGTCTCGCAGAGAATCAAGTAATCAACGTTTTGCCAAAAATCGTGTTCAGTCACTTTGGCGGCGACACACATTGATTTCTCCAGGGGGATTGATTCAACCAACTCCGGCGTAAGGCTAAATGCCACGGTCCGTATCACGGTGTTCCCTCACACAAAAGTGCCAATCCTAACGTGAACATGCCCACCCATCCACCCTGGACGGAAAGCCAGTAACCAGTCCACCGGGCGACGTAGTAGCGTAATGATGCCAACACAGGGAGATCACCATGGCTTTCGTTACACGAGAAACGGCACGCTTCATCACGGAAACCGATAAACCTGGGAACACCCACTGGAACACATTGTATGAGCCAGCTGACCGTGTTCCGGTCTCTGGCATTTACCGTTGCGAAGGCTGCGGTGATGAAATCACTTCCAACGCTGGGGACCCGTTCCCGCCGCAAAATCGCCACCAGCATCAAAACCGATCTGCAATCCTATGGCGCCTAATTGTGCGCACTAAAACTAGCTAACCCCAACCCAACGAACCGCCCCGGTCCGTTGCCGGAAAGCCCATGGACCCGGGGCATTGATGACCTAGGAGGTCAAGATGAGCGATGAGCAGTACACCCAAAGCAAAAAAGACTGGATTTACACTTGGGGGGTGGTACGTGACGAGCCGCTAATCATGGTAGGCGCTTTCCGGACCAAGGCGGAGGCAGAAGCAAGAGCACGGACTATGGGAGAAGGTTACAAGGCCAGCTATATCTTCCATCTTCCCGGTACCGACGAATTCGTTGTAGAGGACGAACCGAACAACTGACTCCTAAGGTCAGATCGCCGCAAAAGTGATCTGACCAACCTTGGTCAAAAGCTTGGCCGACAACCCAGGGCCGCCATCGTACTTCCTCTGGTAACCATCTCCGCCGGGACCGATCTTTCCGGAAACCTTTATTCGGTCGATTTCAATGCCGCCATTGAGGATTGCGACCTCCGAGTGATCTCCGACCATTGCGCCTTCGCGCACAGCGAACAGGTCACGGATGGTAAGCACATAGCTCTGTTGCATGTTCTTCTCCTGCGGCCTGGCCGCGTCAGTTCTATTCCATTGCCTCAGCCATCACACCCAGCGCCTCGTGCTCCATGATGCGGAGGTCTGGGAAAATTTCGGTGAGTTCACGGCGTTTGATGCCGAGCATCGAGGCCACCGCGGGTATGGCGGTGTAGTCCAAGCCAGAAGGTCCGCCTTGCCCCAATCGCCACTGCGTGCCTAGCGCCTCGAAAACACGGAAGGCTGGCCAGGCATCCGGCCAAACTTCCATCTCTTCCTCAGGGATCGGCCAGGGTTAACCCCAGGGCCGCCAGTTGCTCGGCGGACGGGCCGCGCTCATAGAGAGCCCGAGCCGCCGCCCTTAGTTTCCCAGGCGGGCCGGAAGGTAGGCATCCTGATAGGCAGCCAGTACCGCCTGCGGCGCACCGATACAGGTAGTCACTAGGTCGGCAATGGCCTCATCGGTGAACTCATCATCGAAGCCCCAGCCACTCACAACGGCCTTGATCTGCTCGACCTGAAGCTGAAGTTGGCCGGCAGTGAACTGCTCCAAGGTCGCGCCATTGGCCTTGGCCTTCTCAGCATGGTCCTCTGCCGCTTTGTTCCAGCTGTCGTACAGCTTCGCAAGCGCGGTTCGGTTGAGGTAGCGGAACGTAAACTCCACCGACACCGGCTCGCCTCCCACGCGCGGGATCTTCACCTCAGCGGTGAACGTCGGATTCTGCGCGATCTTGATCTTCGCCATGGGCTCTCCTTAGGCGCTGTAACGGGTTGGGCGACCAGACAGGCCGACGCTGATGGTGCGGGTCATCAGCTGGTTCCGCTCCATGGTCGGCGTGCTGGTGATGCTGACGTAGCCAGGCATCAGGATCTGGCCGCCACCGGGCAGTTTCAGCCGAATCACGGTCAGCTCCTTGGAGTCGTCGTAGCCTTCAACGACCGGTACGTAGAGTGCCGATGGTTGGTCCTCGACCGTCACCGATACGCTGATCGGGTTGCGGTTGGTTGGGAACTGCAGGTCGTCGTCGTTCTCGAGGTAGCCGACGGTGAGGAACTGCTGCTCGCCACCAGAAACGGTGAAGCCGGTTACCTTCGAAATCTGGGTCCAGCCCGACACAGGGATCACGGAGCCGGCACCGGCGCCAGCGGTGTAGCGGTCGGTATTGGTGGTATCCAGGCCGGCGAGCGAGAACGCATCTGTGGTGACGTTGACAGCCTTCGCGGTGCGGTCGTTGATGAGGGCCCAGCCGGAGCTGATCAGCAGAATATCGTCGGCATCGAGGCCGTGACCCACCGAGCTCGCCACCGGTGGCTTTGCATTGGTCAGGGCAGTGAAAGGCACAGCAGTGCCCAGGGTGCTGGCGATCTCCAGCACAGAACCGTTCGGCAGCGGGATGCGTGCGGCCATGTGTATTTCCTCTTGGTAGCCCGCCGGGCGGCGGTTGGTTATGCCCCAGCGGGCGGTTGGTCCGCGATGCCGCGGTAGGTGAAGCTGACCGGAACGGTGTAGGTCACCGGCTCGGTGATGGTAGGGCCTTGCTCTACCGGCTCGACGACCATGCCTTCGAAGCCGTTGCGGCTCAGCTCGCTGTCGACGCGGAACACACTGCTGAGCTCGTCGATCAAGTTCTCAGCAGTCGCCAGCGCCTGGCCGGCCGGAGATACGATGCTGACCTGATAAACGCCTGTGTACTCGTATGCCTCACCGCCCAGATAGCGGCAGGTCGTGCTAGCCGGGAGCAGGAAGGCGCGCAGATAGGTTTCGTCAGGTCCTGCCTCGAAACCCTCCTCTAAGTTCGCGATCCTAATCGGCCGCGCCGTGGCCCAGGCCATCAGCTTGATCTCGATGGCCTGCCGGGCTCGTGCTTGGCTCATACGCTGTTGTTCCTGATAGCTTCGTCGACGATGCGTTGGAAGTTGGCCAGGGTCACCCTGACCATGCCGGCAGGCGCCTGTGTGGAATGCCCATACTCAAGCGGGATGGCATACGGCAGGTTGTTCACGATGTACGCCGTCTGGCCGATGGTCAGCGCCTGCACCTGGGTGATGAGCGCGGTGATGGCTTCGCTACCCGACGGGTCGATTCGGTCGAGCTCTTCGGTTGCCGGCGAATCGATGGAGAACTGCCAGTTGCCTCGGAATCGCCCGCCTACGTAGCCTTTGCCGGCTACCAGGCCATTGGTGGCGTAGTTCTGCTCCCGCTCCGTCTTCGTCAGAGGCTTGGCGTACTTCACGCCCTTGCGCAGCTTGCCGGCCTTGGTGAAGTTGTCCTGGTTCAGGTTGATCAGGGTGTTGCGTACCGCGACCTTGAAGTCGTAGTCATCTGCAGCCTTCTTGGCCTTGGTTCGGTGGGCCACATTTGCCGCCCATAGCTCCGGGTTACCCACTGGCGACATGAGGATGACGCTGCTACCGATCTCGATCACGATTGTCCTGAAGGTAGAGCCCAGAGCTTGTTGGGCCTGCTCCGTGAATGCTCGAATGCTGTCGGCAAAACCACCTTCAAGCCCTCCATATCGCTGGACCATATGGGAACCGCGCGGCATATCACTTCCTCAATTGGATGATCCAAGTGGCCTGGGCCGGATCTTCGGAGACGTTGAGAACCCTGAAATCGCTAATGTGATCCCCGATCTTCGGCGTTGCCGGGGTATCAGAGACAACCCCGTCACGCTCTTCGAACACTTCGTTCTGCAGGACCAACAGCTTCATGTCCTCGGTCTGGATACGTGACCCATCGATTTCCTGGGCAAGATAGCTATCAAATACCCCGCGGGCTGAGTACCGAATGGCGGTGGTCGGGGCTGTGCCGCCGATATTCGGGTCGTAGCTACCTTTGACTGTGCGGATGCCGGCAACTGGTCGCACGGCATCAGCTAATCCCTCAGGATCATCGAGTGCCTCGGCAAGGTCTGCCTGGATTTCGTCGCGAAGCCCCATGGCTATCCCCTTTTCACAGCAAAGGCGAACGGATTGCTGCGCCAGGGCGTCAGCAGGGCCAGTGCCAGCTGCACACAGGCTGGCTGGGCGACAGTGCTGGTCTTGTCGATCGAGCCGAAGGTCTTGCTGGTCGATACCGACCCGGCCTTGACCGTCTTCGCCTCGATCGATCCCTCGGTCTGCTGCTGGTACAGCTTGCCCTGCGAGGCGCATTTGGCCAGCCGCGCGCCTGCCTGCTTCACATCGTCAGGGATGTTGTCCATGTCGATGCCAACAAGGTTGAGCGCGGTCAGATAGGCATTCGCCTCGAAGACCGCCTCGTCCTTCAGCTCTGGAGCTGCCCAGTCAGGCCCGAGGATGGCGTCTACGTCGACCACGGTGATGTAGTTAGCCATCAGGCCTCCGCTTAAATGATTGGGGCCGCAGCCCCGGAATTACTGCTGGTTCAGCTCGGAGACCTGCTTCTGCAGCGACTCTTTCGAGGCGTTGGCGCGATAGGTGACGCCGGCCTTGTCCAGCGCTGCTTTCAGCGCCTCGACTTCAGGGTCGACGCTCGCCGGCTTGAGGGCTTCGATCTGCTTGAGCATTTCAGCATTCTGCTTCAGCAAGTCTGCCTTCTCCTGCTCCAGACCTACCACCTTCTGCACTTCGCCGTCGCGCTCGCGCTTAAGGTCGGCGATGCCAGCATTGACGGCATCCAACACCTGGAACAGGTGGCCTGCAGTTTCGCCAATTTCGCCTTCGGGGCGCTCCAGGCGCTGCGCGGCGAACGACTCGACGATCACACCGATGAATGCAAGCTCGGTGACCAAGCGATCGAACGCTGCATGATCGGGACCTTCGACAAGAGCCACACGTGTCGGTACCTCAACCACTGAAACATCAGCGCCAGCGGCTTCGTAAGCATTGACCACCTTGGGCCAATCGCCGATCACCACAACCGATTCGACGCCTGGTTCGGCCTGATCAAAGTGTCGTGGGTTGCGATAGGTACGGCCTTGCTCGAAGCCGTCACGCTGGGTGGTGTAAATCAGTTCCATGGATTATCTCCGAGGCAGGCCCGCTGGACCCGCCTTTGCTGTGGCCGATTAAGGCGCGGACAGGTCGATCAGGACGCCGGCAGTAGCCTTGTCGCTGGTCGCATGCTTACGCCAGTTCGCGCCGGCGCCGAGCGCTGCGAGGTTCGGGTTAACGCCTGCGGTGTCCTTCCAGGAGTAACCCATGATGTCGACGTTGAAAGCGCCTTCCGCGCGATAGCCGATCGCCAAATTTTCCTGAGTGTTTACCGGATACGAGCGCACACCCGGGGCTTGGGACTCAGTTACCGAAACAGCGCCCACCTGCAGGCCGAAGATGCGCTCTTCGGTGACTTTGTCAGAGACAAGGACAGGTTTGCCCATGGTGCCAGGCGAGCCGCCGTAGATGACCACGCCCGCCTCTTCGTAAATCTTCTGGTCGATCGCGTCGTCAACCAGATCGAAGTAGGTGGCGGAGTCCATGGCGAAGAGCGCGATGCGATTGAAACGATCGCCGAACTTGCGCATGCCCTTGGTCAGCACCTTCTTGTGATCGACTGCGAAGGAGCCGGTGGCGACCATGTTGGCGTTAGCACCGATAGCCGCGCCAAGAGCCGCGAAGGCAGTCTGGATGTAGTAGTCCAGGGCTGCGTCGGCCATATCCTGGCCGACCAGCATGGAGAACTCTTCGGGGCTTCGCGCACGTCGCTTGAAGGCCTCCTCCGTGGTCTCGTACGGGCCGTACTTCCACGGGGTTTTCACGCCGACCGCTTCGTCGGAGCCGATCTTGATACCGGTGACAGCGGCGTCGGAGTTGACGTTACGGTGGCCCAACGTGCCGCCGATCTTGTAGAACGAACGCTTGCGCAGGTCGCCCTCGATCAGTTCGTTACGCAGGATCAGCGCACCGCCCGACGAGGCGTTGAAAACCTCCAGAACGTCCTGCAGACGCTCCAGGTAGGCGGTTTGGGCAAGATCGTTGTAAATGATCATGTCCGAGTTGAGGGTGGTAGGCATCTGCTACTTCCTATTTTGGCAATTTGAGGTATGCCTCCTGCCCATGCGCTTCGATGTATTCGCGCTTCTGGACAGAGGTCATTTCGGAGCGTTTCTGTGCGGCCCCGCCGCCTTTTCCAGCACCGCCGGCCCCGCCGCCAGATGCCTTGCTGCCAGCGATCAGCGGGCCAAAGGCCGGATCGTTGGTGAGTTCTGCTTTCAGCTCGTCCAGCGTTGCTGCGGAGAGCTTGCCAGCGGCGTCCAGCGCTACAACGGTGGGTTTACCGTCGCGCTGCTCGACGCTCAGCCGGCGTTCGATGTGGGGAAGCAATGCCTTTGCGGTACCTGGCACAGCCAACTCGGTGGCCAACTCGATGGCGGTACGGCCCACGGTCAGATCCCGGATCTGGCCCTGCAAGGTTGAGCGCTCAGTTTCCAAAGCCGAGGTCAACTCAGCTTCGCGACGGTTGAACTTCTCGGACCAGGACTTCTCCAGGCCCTCGATGTCACCTGCCTTGCGGGCAGCCTCCTCGGCCTCGGCGCGAGCCTTATCTTCAGCCTCGCGGCGTGCCTTCTCGGCAGCCTTCTTCTCGCCCAAGAGCTCCTCCACCTTGGCCTTCAGGCCGGTGACATCCTCTTGCTGCGGCAGCCCCTCGATGCCCAGGACGAACTTTCCGTCCTTCTGGACGTACAGGCCCTGGATGGATTCTTCGACGCCTTCGAGGCTGTCCAGTTGGAATTTCAAGGTCATTGCTGTCTCCCAGAGACTTGTGCAGGCCCTGCCTGCGGGCATAAAAAAACCGCCACTAGGGCGGTTTGGTGTTTCACACTTACCTAAATAAACTTTTTTAAATAGGCTTTTACGAATACATCCTTAACGTCTGTCCGTGTGCCGCGTTTCATCGAGTAAGAGTCGTGCGCCTGATGCACCTCACTCCATATAGCTTTGTAGAACTCCTCTTTCTTCGGCTCGACGTACTCGACCATTAGCATGTAGCTTTTAATGCATCGATAGAATTTCCCCGCAATCGTATCGATCATTTCCTTATCGTCGGGCCATACAAGCCTCTCCTTGAGATAGGGAAGCGTGTACGTGTAATCAAGCAGATCCGCCTTCCACTGCAACACCAAGCGCTGGCGCTCTTGGATGCGCCAAGCGTTCATCGCAACGCATGCGGCGACAAAAGTGAGCAGTGCAGACACACCCGCCACCCAATCTCCCAAGCTCCCCCAGTCAGGAACAAACCTGACCGTCGATTGAGGGTTTAAATTCACTCCAGCCACCAGTCCAAGCAGACCGCATGTAACACACGCAAAAATGGCGACGAGGCCAAAAATCCATTTCATTTCAGAAACCAAGCTATAAACATGACAGCAATTTAGCATGTCTAGAGGCCAACCCGCTCGAATGCCATAGGCTCGCGCTCGCGCAGCTGCTTGAGGGTCAGGGTATGGCCGTCTTCATCTACAAACCGGTCGATGGTGAGCTGACCTTTGCTGAACAGCTTGTAGCGAGCTGGGCCGAGCACATCCTCTTGGAACGCTGCAGGCTGGCGTGCGAGCCATTCGCCATAGGTTGTCTTGCTGCTGACCTGTTCGGCGCCGTCAGGGCCTACCGCTGGGCGAGTCGAGCCGGGTATCTCCCGGGCAAACTCGTCCTTGAGCACTGGTATCTCAGTTGTTCGGCAGTTCCAGTGGAATGGCGGCGACGGCGCGGTCATGGGCACCACTGTGCCGTCCAGGGCCCTGCAGAGCGGCGTGGTCCTGCCGTCCAGCGTGGCGACCCGGCGCTTACCCTTCAGGATGTCGTCGTTGTCGGCCATGACCTGCGACCTCGCCGAACTGGCGATATGGTTGGTCATGGTCCGCACCAGTGCACCGGCCTGGTCGCGCTGCTGCACGCCGAGCGATGTGAGCCGGCGGGTGATCTGACTTGTCGTCTCACCCAGCGCCGAGCCCATGCAAATCTCGCTGATGATCTCGGCGCTCTTCTTTGTGCCGTACTGGTCGAGCGCGCCGGCGATGCTGATGCGCTGCCGCCCCTTGCCGACCTCCAGGTCGAGCGGATCGGCCAGCGCTGCGGCGGCGACCTGCTCAATGCTCGGATTGTTCAGCTGCACGACCGTCTTCACGACCTTGCCCAGCAGGGTCATGTTGAACTCGGCCTCGTACCCGGCGAATTCAGTCAGGTCGAGCACGGCCTGCTGCTTCATCTCGCCGTATACGCCCGCCAGCTCGCCCTGTAGCTCCTGAATCTG